CGCTACGGTCGTTTGGCTTGGCATCCTTGCAGCGCTGATAGGCTTGCTGAAGCGCCGTCCACGCATCGGCGTTGCCCGCTCGCCAAATGGCTGCCCGTGCTGCAACTTCCCAGGCGTCACGCACATCATTACCCAAGTTTTCCCAATCCGGGATGGGCTTTGCGTCGTAGGTGGCTCCCTGTTTGGCTTTCTTGTATGCCTCAAAGGCTATCTTCCCAAATGAATCCATTGCTCCCTCAATTCAACCTTAGCGCCGCTGCCTGTGCGCCCTGGCTCTGACTTAGCCACAATTCCAGGCTATCAGCCAGGCTCATCGTCCACGGTAACAGCTCGGTCGGGCGCTGCGTGCCAAGCCAATCCCGGTAATCGTCCAAGAACCCATTCTCGCCTTTAAGCCAACCTTTGACCTGCTGGGCGAACTGGCTACTGCCCATCACCATGTTCTCGTAGTAGCACATACAGTTTGGGTGCAGCGGCAGGATCGCCTGGTCCTTCGGATACGGTCCCCCCGCCGCATACTCGTCACAAATGTCAACCTTTGGATGACCCGGCGATAAGCGCACCTTGCGCCCGGTCACCCAAGGCGAATGCTTGACTATCTCGGTGGACACGGCATGGTTGGCATATTGCAACTCTGTCCGCGCCAACCGGAGTGCCTTGTAGGCAATCCCGCGCCCGCGGTCCTCTGGACCCCGCAAAAGCCCCTTCGCATCTGCGGCCCGTTCGCTGGGCGTCATGCCGTACAGACGTTGCTGCGTCCAGCGGGGTAAATCCTGCTCAGCGCCCAGCAAGCCTTCCAGCCGGTCGGCCAAATCCGCGGCGCTGGTCCGTTCCGCATACGCCGTCGCCAGCGTGTTGCGGATGGCCGTCAGGCCGCCGTTCTCCAGTTGCCAGATGCGCTGGCTGAGTTGCAGCCCATCGCCATACACCCGCTGCTGCGCAGCCATAAGCGCCCGCTGCCGGCGCTGCTGCCAAAGGCCGATGATCGTCCCTACCTCATCAGCCGTCTGTTCCTCAGTGAGCGGCTGCGGCACGCCGACCATAAAGGCATTGTGCTGCACCACCAAGCTACCAAAAGGCAGACTGGCCGCCTGCTCTCTGGCCGCCGTGAGCAGGGCTGACCAGGTTTGCACGAACGCCCGATACCGGCTCTCAACCTGCCCCATTGCGCCCAGCAAAGTATGGCCGCTAACCATCCCCTCGGCGTCGGTGTTGCTCCGCACCAACCCCACGAGCCAGGCTTGAAACGGATAAAGCTGCTGGTGCGTCTCGCCCATCACCCGCAAGGTCAGCCGCATCAGCGCCTCATGGTTCAGCCGGTCCACGTCAGCCGGGCGGATGTCACTGAGCGCCATTGCTGCCCGCTCCTCGGTCCGGCGTAGCGTTGGCCGCCACCCTGGCCACCTGGTCTGCCATCTGCTGCTGGATGGCTTCAATCTCCGCGGCTGCATCAAAATTCGGAATAAAAAGCGACAATAGGCGGATCACGGTCTCGTCGCGCAGCCCCAACGCCTTGAGCTTCAGCGCAGCGTCGCTGGCGTCCTTGAGCGTAGTGGCGGACAGCGCTTGCTTGCTCGACCATTCCGCGGACCAGTTGAGCGATTCCGGCAAAATCCCCTTCAGCAGCCATTGCCGTTCGACGAGCGGCTTCACGAACTGCGCCGTCACCCAAGCGGACTGCGCCTCCTTGCGGCTGTCGTATTGCTCTTTCTGTTCGTCCAGCACATCGCGGTTCAAATCCTGGCCATAGCCCAGGAGCGACATGGGCACCGGTGCCGCCACCCACCAGGTGCGGATGTGGTGCAGCACGTCGTCAATCTCACTCAGGCGGGCGTCGCCCTGGATGCTCTGAATGGTTGTGCGCTTGTTGCTAAAGAAATCGGCGACAGCGGCGAAGGGATCGCCCAGGGCCGCTTTGTTGCGCGCCTGATAGGCTTGGATGTCGGCTTCGCTGGCGTCTTCCAGGCTATGCACGTACTTCATACCGGCCCGCGTCTTGCGGCGGATGGCGATGTCCAGTTCGCCTTCTTGCATCCGCTTATACGCCTTGCGGGCGCTGCCAAAGAGCGGCCGGCCGTACCGGCTGTTGGCGCGCTTGCCGCCGCGGGCATGAATCAGTTGCCACTCGGCGAAGAAGACAGCGTCGGCCGGTGGGTCGATAAGCGCAGCGGCGTTGTATCCACCGTTCCAATACAGGTCTGTCCAGAAGAATGCGCGGCTGGGGTCAATAAAGCGGTCATACTCGTCCGTCCAGCGGTGGATCTCCAAGGTCGGTTTGCGCGTCACCTCCACAATGTCCCCTTGGCGGTTCGCCCCCAGTTCCAGGAAGGTGTCACCGTCGTTCAGGGTCTCGCGCACCCACTCCTCAATGTTCTCCCAGAAGCCGATGCGGGTCAGCAGGTCGGTCGCGATCTGTTGCGCCTCTTGGGCGCGCCGGCCATCCACCCGCAGTTCAAAGCCGCCTTTGACCGAATCGGCGGCCAGGGTGTCCACGACCCCTTGGGCGCGGGTGTCCTCCTCATACATGCGCCGGCAATCCTCGACGAGCGGCCGCCGGCCGGCTTCGGCAGCAAACTGCTGGACGAGGGCAGACGGACGCGGCGGGGGTACCACCAACGTGACTGGCGTCGCCTGCTGTACTCTTGGTCGAAAGAGCGCCTGAAAGCGCTCGACAAGCCCGTTTACCCGTTGAAAAGCCACGTCAATCCTTGAAATAAAAAAGGAGCCACAAGTAGAAACTACCTACTCATGGCTCCCTGCATGGGACAACCGAATCTAATTGTTACTGCGCTCGCCTACGCCCCGCTCACCTCTGGCCTCAGCTTCGTCCTTAGTTCCACCAACCGCTCGCGCAACGCAGTGTTGTCGCTGTTGGGCTGGCGGTTCATCTGCGCCTCGACCTGTTGAATCGCCTGCGCCAGTTTCACCCCAAGCGGTGTAAAGCGGGCAACGATGTATTTATGCTTGCAATGCGGGCAGCGGAAAAACCGTTCCTTACCGCCGCCCCGCAATGGCCGGTCCTTCACCTCGATGGGGAAGGTCTGGCCGCACTGGTCACAATGGACAGGCTTCATGTCCGTTGCCGCTCCTCTAACGCTTGCCGCTGCTTGCGCGACGGCATGAGTTCGCCGGTCGTCTTGATCTCGTGCTTGATGTCGCCCCCGGCCCCACCGTGCAGGGTCAGGGTCCAGTTGGCTCCGCTATTGCGCAAGCGATTTAGGTTATTCAACAACCACTCGATCAGGACTTTGTTCTCTGCGTCCATCTTACCACTATCCGAATAGGTTTTCAATAGCTGCGCGGCTTACAATTTGTGATTGGGTGGCAGCGGCGTCACTGCCTTTGCCATCCACATACATCACGGCGTAGCGCATGGCATCCATGCCGTGATTGTTTAGGTCTAGCGGCAGCTCCTTAATGGGTTGACCGCTGGCTGCTACTGGGTAAATATAACTCGGAAACTCTTCTTCGGTGCAGACCGGCAGGTGAAGCGCCTTCAACTCTGGATCCATTTCAGCCAGCGCATCTGCAACAACAAACAGCCTTGGCTTTTTGTCGCCGGCGACTTTAAGCCGCTCTTCGACTTTCCCGATGCCCACCTTGATGCGCTTATCCGCAGCGATGGTTTCGATGCCATTCTCACGCAAGGTCGCCCGATCCTCGGCGTCATGGTCAGCGACGGTGGCCTCAATCCGTTCACCGGCGGAGAGCGCCTTGATCAACTGCGCATGCACCTTAACTGTCCGTTTAGACATATAGATCTCGCGATACAGATACATGCGCCCATCTGGGTCAATGGCCCACCACTGACAGACAAAGGGATTGGTGTAACCAAAGTCAATCGCCCGAATTCGGCGCCATTCTGCCGGAATCCTGAAGGACAGCTTGCCGTGCAGGACGGTGTCGTATTCATAAACCTGCCCTTCTGCAGCAACCCATAACCCTTTGCGCCCCCGTTTGTAACGTAGACCGGTCAAACCATCCAGAATGGCTATCGTGATCTTGCCCTGCTCTGTCCATTCGCCTCTGCCGGTATCGTACAGGCGTGGGTTGTCCTCGTGGCGCATCTCCAAGAACTGCACTTGCTTGCGCTGCTTAATCCAGTGTGTTGGCGGTCCAGGGTTGCAGTCGCCCAGGACTTGGGTGTACGGCGCATTGCCCGCGCGCCCCGTGGCGCGTCCGACAAGTTTTTCCCAGCTATCCAGGTCCAACTCTTCAGCCTGGTTGACGTAAATGAAATCGTATTCGGCGCTCAGCACCTTGTCAGGATTGTCCATCCCGCCCACCAACAGCCGGCTCTTGTTTGGGTACTGGTAGAACTCCGGTTTCTCGCCACCGTAAGCCCGTACCGGACACCGCATGTCACTGGGTGGAATGGGCAACACCTTCTGCTCGTACGTGACAACCGCGCTGTTGACCACGCTCTTGTAGGTCTTGCGCACCATGAGCGCCCGTGAGCGCGGAAACAAACAAAGGAGCGCATGGAGCTTACTGAGGGTGGCGAACGTCTTGCCGGTTTCGTAGGGTCCAGCCAAGATGATTTCGTGCGCTTTGCTTTCCCACATCTGAGCTGCGCCCCCCCGAAAAACGGGAGCGTCCGTCGTCTCAGCAATAAAGGTCATGGCTTCAATTTGTCCAACTGGCCAGGCTGTACAATCATGATCGGGATGGGTCCGTTGTTTTCTACTTCAAGCTTATCCGTCCATAGCTTGTGATGCTTGCCGAGCTGCACTTGCGCCGCCTGCGCATCGTACAATTCGAGCGTCAGGGTAATTTCCGTTTCGGTCATATCCTTGACCGTGCGCACCACCTTGCGCTGCGTGATGCGCTTGATCAGGTGTGTCCGCTTCGGCGCTTTGGTTTTCGCATCGGTCAGGCGAACGGAGATCTCACCGTCTTCGGCCTGCTCCAAGAATTCACCGATGTCGCTGCGGGCAATCTCGGCTTGGCGTAGTAGCACCTCGTTCGCACTCATAGTGTGTGCGTCGACGCGGCGCTGAATCTCGGCAGAAATGTTAGCTTTTGTTAGCAATTTATGCGCGGCTACTCTGGCCGCTTCATAGCTACAATCGGGGTAAACGCGCTGATAAGCCTCGGTGGCGTTTGAGCATTTCAGCCTGATATATTCGTTAATGAACTCCTGATGCTTCGGTTTCACACCTCACCACGGCTCTTTTGCAACTGCATCAATAAGCCATTGATGTAATCGCCGCATTCTTCCCGGCTACCATAAAGTAGAATCACGCCGGAGGTTGGGATACTCGGCGGGTAAGCGACAACCATGCGAATAGGCGGCTCCGCCATACTGCCATCTTGATTGAAATAAGATATTTCATTGACAATCCGGCAACAAAGCGCCAGATTCACCAGGTCGCCATTTATCCCTTTAACCCACATAGTGCGCCCCTATCCGTCTTACCGATACACCGCCACATAGACCAATGCACCGAGCAGTAGGCCATTCGTGATGATGAAAGGCCAGATCCAAACACCCTCATGCCACAAGGCTTGCCAGTTCCACCCCATGCTTAGCCCCCTTCTCCACTACGCGCAAGCGCGCTAATTTCGCGAACACACAAGGACTGAACTGTTCGCCATAGCTATTTGAAGAGCACCCGCTGCCAAAAGCTACTGGTTTCGCTCAAGCCACGCGTCGCCGGCGGCGCTGCCCGCTCCTGGAGCGCCTTGATGCCCCAGCTCAGCACAGCAACAATGAGCGGGGCATAAACCTCAGAAAGGTGAAGGTCAGCCACATGATTCAGGATGTACTGCAAAAACGCAACGGCCGCCATCAGCAGCGCCGTGATCAACCAGTTTGGAAATTTCATCGCCTACGCCCCCAACAAACGCCAGGCCAAGCCCAGCAAAAAGAAACAGACCAGGAACCAGAACAGCACCCACTCATCGGCGCTCATTACGCTGTTGGCGGCGGGCGTCCACCTCTTCGATATTTTTGCTGGCTGCATTCGCTACGGCCATCATGGCCGCGCCGAGCAGCCCCCCCACGATAAAGCTAAGCAGATAGAGCATTAGGCAACCTCCTTGGCCTCATTTGCGCTGTTCAGTGGCAATCCTGCTCAAATTCTGGGCAGCCTTGGTGTAGGCATCGATTTTCATAGACAAGTACCAGAGGCTTGCAA